CGCACCAACAACGCAAAATTTTATCGAAAAAGGTCTATATCTTAACTCAGACCTTTACTCCATTATCAACTTAATCATTAACAAAGTCAGCACCGCGCCGATAGTTGTTTATGAGGTTAAGGACCAAAAGGCTTTAAATTACTACAAATCCATGAGCCGAAACTTTGAGAACTCAGGCGCTAAGTTTCAAGCCGAGAGACTCAAGACCAAAGCTTTGGAAGAGGTCCACATTCCTGAACTTGAAAAGCTATTTAAAAAGCCAAACGAGTTTCAAACTTGGGATAACCTTTTAAAAGAAATTGCTGCATTCCGTCTTATTACTGGCAACGCTTACATTTATGGCGCTAGACGTGGAGAGCAACCAAACGCTCCAATCATTGCATTGTATTCTTTGCCTGCACAGTACATGGAAATTATAAGCGGTGGTTTAAACCAGCCGATTAAGGAATATCGATTGACATACAATGGCTACGACAGAATCGACGCTGCAAACGTGGGCCACCTAAAAAATATTAATCTAAGTTACCAAGCTGGTACCGCTAATCACCTTTACGGCGCATCGCCTTTGCGTTCAGCAGTTCGCGACCTTACCACGTCAAACGACGGTAAGCAAGCGCTTTTATCTATGCTTCAAAACATGGGTGCAAGAGGTATCTTAACAGGGGACGGAACGGTTAACATTACCCGAGAGCAAGCGCAAGGACTGAAGGAGGATTACGCGCACAATTACCAAGGCGCAACAAGGGCTGGCGACGTTATTATAACTCCAGCCAAACTTTCTTGGGTGCAGATGGGAATGAATGCAGTGGATATGTCAATACTTGACACCCAAAAGGTAATTTTGCGTTCTTTATGCCGCGTTTACGGCGTTGACGCAAAGCTTCTTGGCGATACTGAGGCAAGTACTTTCAACAATACTGAAACTGCTTATAAGGCCCTAATTAATAACGTAGTTCGTCCTTTGCATATTGAAATCCGAGACGTGCTTAACAACTGGCTTTTGCCTTCTTATGGCAACAAAAATCTATTCCTAGATTTTGATTACATGGCTTATCCTGAAATGCAGGACGACATGGACAAACTTGTTGGACAATTGTCTCAGGCTTGGTGGCTAACTCCAAACGAAAAGCGTGCGGCCATGAATTACGGAGAATATCAAAATATTTTGATGGAACAGCCATTTATTCCGCAGGGATTAATGACTTTGGCTGAGTTCTCAGCGCAACCAGTTGACGACCTAGAAAATTTGGGAGACTATGCCCAAACCAACTAAAAAGGACCTAGCGCTTGCAAAGCAATTGGACGCATTGCAGAGACGTTACGAGCAGCGATACGAGAAGCAAATTTACACTGCTTTAAAAAAGCAAATGCAACCGTATTTGGATGCTATTAAAGAAGCGGACGCAAATATTAACCGATTTGATTTAATAACTCCAGCGCCATTGGCGGACGTATTGGAAAATCTTTTTGTCGTTGCTGGCACCGCTTATGCCGAGGCAATGTATAACGCAATCCAGCCACCAACTAAAGCAACCAAAGAAGCTTTGCGAGCAGGCTGGCGCGACTTTATGCGTCTGTTTGCAATTAGAAATCTGCCTCAAACTTTAATTCAGATTAACGAGACCAGTCAAAAGATAATCCGAAATATTGTTTTAGGTGGATTAAGTGAGGGCCTTGGAACGCTTCAAATTGCTAGCATAATTCAAGAAACAATTACGACTGTATTTACCAACCGAGCCAAGCTAATTGCTAGGACAGAAATGGCAATTGCTACCAACAACGCAGCAATGCAGTCGGCAGCAACTTCGGATTTTATGTATGAAAAGAAATGGATTCCAGCGACGGACAACAGAACAAGACCTGACCACGCTGCCATGCTTAATAAGCCTTGGATTCCGTTTGACGAAAACTTTATTGTAGGCGGTGACGAAATGAGGCAACCAGCAGACGGAACGCAAGGCGCTGGAGCGGACCAAATTTGTAATTGCCGCTGCAAAGTTGTTTTTAGAATTATGAGAGACGTTGACGGCTTACCAATTAGAAAATGATTGCTTACGTTATTAACCTTGACCACCGAAAGGATAAATGGAGGTCGTCAATGAATGAGTTGGCGCCGCATTTTAACCTTGAGCGAGTAAGCGCAATTAAACACGACTGGGGTTGGCTAGGACTTGCCAAAACATTTAAGCAGATATTTACTGAAGCAACTGGAGACGTTTTAATATTTGAGGACGACGCTACTTACCGAGGTTGGTCAACTAATTTAGACGAGGCAATTCAAGACCTGCCAGCTGACTGGGAAATGCTTATGCTGGGAGCCAATATAAAAGATTCAAGACTTGACAGGATAAGCAAGCGTTTGGTTCGGACTTACGGCTCGTGGACAACTCACGCAATTCTTTACTCTCACCGCTTTGCAAAAGAAATGGCAGAAATAGACTTGGACATACCAATTGACGAATATTTCAGGACACAAGTGCATCCTAAAGGTAATTCCTATATTTGCGTTCCGTTCCTATCTTTTCAGCGACCAAGTGAAAGCGATATTGAGGTAGGTTATAAAAACTATACAAGCCTATTCGAGGACAGTGAGGCAAAAGCTTTTCATTTTGTCAATCAATAATTTTATAGGTTTGCTTTTTTTTTTAACCCTTTTATTTTTACAAAAAAAGAGACCATGATTTACAAAAATATAAGCCAAGGAATTATTGAGGACGTTGACGACGTTAAAGGACTAGTAACTGGTTACTTTTCCGCGTTTAACAATATTGATTCCGACGGCGACGTAATTGTATCAGGTGCTTACAAGAAAAGCGTTGCAGAAAATGGACCAATGGGACGCAATCGAATCATGCACCTGCTCCAGCATAACCCTTTGATGCCATTGGCTAAGCCTATGGAGTTAATGGAGGACGCAAAAGGCTTGCGCTTTACCTCTAAAATTACCGAGACTAGCTACGGCAAGGACGTAATAAAGCTTTATGCTGAGGGCGTTTTTAACGAGCATTCAGTAGGCTTTGAAATTATCAAATCTGACAACAAAGCTGGATATAGAGAAATTAGAGAAATTAAACTTTGGGAGGGTTCAACTGTTACTTGGGGAGCCAATCCAAACACACCGATTGAATCAATGAAAAGCTGGGACCAGCCAAAAAGCGAGGAAATGATTGCAAAGTTCTGCGGCATACTTAGAAATGGCAACCTTACCGACGAATCAATGATTCAGCTTGAAATCGGATTAAAGCAAATTCAAGAACATTTAAAGGCATTGCAAACAAAATCAGTCCAGTCCGTAGAATCCGACGCAAGTCAATTCACAAGCGAATTAGACCCGACCTTGGCAATGGCTTTGGAGTTCGAATTTATACCAAAACTTAAAAAATTTATTTAAAACACAATGGAAGCAATTAAATCACAATTGGATTCAGTACTTGCGAAATTGGAGTCAAACGAAGCTTTGATTTCAGACGTAAAGGCTATGAAAGAAGCTGGTGAGGAGTTCAGAAAGTCACTTTCTGCCGAGACCGCTAAATTGAACGCAAAAGCTGACGCTCTTCAGGCTCAGCTTGACGGAGTAGATGCAAGAACTCAGGCTGGCTTTGCTGGTGCTAAGAAAGGTGCAAATTTCTCTTCAGAATTGGAGAAAGCTTTGAGCGGCGAAACTTTCGCTAACTACAAGAGCGGAAACGCTAACAAAGTAAAGTTGGACCTTGAATTGAAAGGTTCTGACATGACCGTCGGAAACGCTTACACTGGCGAAGTTATCCCAGCAGACAGAGTTCCTGACTTAAAGTTTACTCCAAACAGAAAAGTAAACGTACGTCAGTTGTTGCCAGTTGGTCAAACTTCTAGCAACCTTATCCGTTTTGTACGTGAGTCAGCTTACGACAACGCTGCTGCACCAACTGCTCAAGGTTCTGCAAAGCCTCAGTCCGATTTCGATTTGACCGCAGTAGACAGAAGCATCCGCACAATTCCTACTTTCATGCGTTTGACAAAAGAGATGTTGGATGATACCCCAGGTCTTATCGCTTACCTTTCTAGCCGTGCGCCTAGCAAATTGTTGAACGTAGAAGATACTCAACTTTTGTACGGAAGCGGTACAGGTCAAAACTTGCATGGTTTCGCAACTGACGGTTCTGCTTGGACTACTGTTAAATTCGGTACTCTAATCAACAGATTTGACGTTCTTGCTGCGGCGGTGGTTCAAACTACTAAGAACGAGTATGCACCAAATGCAATCATGATTAACCCTTCTGACTATTTGCAGTTGGTATCTGTTAAGGAAAGCACTGGTGGCTATATCATTCCTTCTTACGTTACAATGTCAGCTGGTCAAATGTTTATCATGGGCGTTCCAGTTTACGCAATCAATGGCGTTGTTGCTGGTGACTTCTTTGTAGGTGACTTTGCACTTGGTTCTCAATTGTTTGTTCGTCAGGGCATTACTCTTGAATTCTTTGAGCAGGATGCAGACAACGTAACTAAGAACTTTGTTACTGTACGCGTTGAGGAGAGAATTGCTTTGGCAGTTTACACTACTCAATCAATTGTATACGGAACTTTTGCAGCTGCTTTGGCTAACGGTTCCGCAGTATAAGTAAATAGGTGTTTGTTTAATGTGAAAAGGGTCGCCATTTATGGCGGCCTTTTTTTATTTATCTAAAAATCAATACCTTTCAAGAAATCAACAATAAAAAAGCATGAATATAGTTTTTTTTGTCCACGCTTGGGCAGGGACGCACAACTCAGGAGCCGAGTGGACCGTACAGCATTACGCCAAATATTTTAACCAAAGAGGTTGCAGTATTGAGGTAATTTTACCCGAAGGCCAAATTTATCCCGATGGTGAAAAGTTTGCGTTTATCAAGTTTATTACTGGCTATTATTCAAACGACTTTTTTCTAGCCTTACAAAATGCAAGCGTAATATTTACGCATTTGGATAATACAGGCGTTGCGATTAACTGGGCAAGGCAATTTAAAAAGCAATTGATTTTTTTAAGCCACAACGATTCAGATTATAGGAACGTCAGATTTAAAGCGCAAAATATTCACGTCGTTTATAACAATAAAGCAAACGAAAAGAATGTACAAAACGGCGCTTATCCAAACGCTTCCATTGTCTGCAAGCCTCCAATTTTTCCTGAGGACGTAAAATATAACCGAAAGCATGGGCAGTATATTACCCTAATTAACTGCAACGAAAACAAAGGTGGTCAGATATTAATTGAACTTGCCAAGCGATTGCCTAAGCGCAAATTTCTTGGCGTTCTTGGAAGCTACGGCGAGCAAATAATTGACGACACCTTAAAAAATTTAAAGTACGTGGCCCAAACGCCTGACGTTCATTTAATTTATGGCAAAACAAATATTGTGCTTGTGCCTTCATTTTATGAGTCTTATGGACGTGTAGGCTTAGAGGCGGCTATTAACAGGCTGCCAGTAATATGCACTCCAACGGACGGATTGAAGGAATGTCTTGGACCTGCTGGCTTGTATTTTGACCGTGACGACCTTGACGGAATGGCTGCTAAAATTGAGGAGTTGATGAGCGACGAAATTCTTTACGACTTCCACCAAAACATTATGCGCAACCTTGCCGAGGAGCGTCTTAAATACCAAGACCAAGAGTTAGAAAGATTCTTTAATTTTATTGTTGACAAAGCAAAGAAACCATACAATGAGTGACCTATTATATACACCAAGCAACCTTTCATTTACTGGCTATGCAGTTCAGTTTGCAGACGTTGCACCAGTTACCGAGCCAGTTACATTGGCAGAGGCTAAAGAGTACGCAAGAATTGACGGCAGCGCTGAGGACTCTTTAATTACCAGCCTTATAAAAGTTTCTCGCCTACATTGCGAGGCGTTTATTGGCAAGGCAATTATCCGCAAGACTGTCACAATTGATTCTTTTTCTTTTCCTTACCAGTGGCAGTTGCCTTACGGTCCTTTGGTTTCTGCAAGCGACATAACTAAAGTCGTGACAATTGACCAAAATAACGTGGAAACTTCTTTAAATTACCAAGTAAACATTGGCTTGTTTCCAAAAATTGTAATTACCAGCGCAAACCAATCATTTAAATTTAAAATGGTTTATACTGCTGGATTTACAACGGTTCCCGAGGATATTAAGCTTGCCATTAAAATGATGGTAAATACAATGTACGAGCGTCGTGAAGACTTTAGCGACCTGCAGGCGATTCCTTCACCTTTGGGAGTTAAAGCGTTATTAATGCCTTATAAAACTTACAACTGGTTTGGTGCATGAGGACTAATAAAGAACTTAAAGCTGGCGATTTACGGGAACGCATTCAGTTTCTTAATCCAACGCTATTTGCGGACGGCTTTGGAGGTTACTACTCTTCGATGGGCGTGACTTATACGTGCTGGGCAAAAGTTACTAACCTGACAGGAGCGCGACAGAATAGCGAGGACCAAATGGTTATAAAAAACGCTTGGGAAATCATTATTCGAGATAATCCTTTGGTGACTATTACCAAGTCGATGCACATTGTTTTTGATGGCAGAACGCTAATTATTGACAATATTATTGACGTGCAGGAATACGACAGAATGATTAAGTTTATTGCTAAAGAAAGGGACTAAATGCTAAGTATTAACTTTGACAAAAAAAGCCTAAACGCCTTTTATAAATATTTAAAGGACTTAGAGGGCGACGTTGCTGACTTTGTACGTGCAGAGGTGGAGGATTCCATGCTGGCAATTGAGACAGAAGCCGCGTCAAATGTCAGAGTTGATACTGGAGCGCTAAAGCAAAGCATTCAATCAACGCCAATTAAAGTGACCAAAAACGAGGTTACTGGAGGAGTTGAAGTAGGTGCATTTTACGCGCCTTACATTGAGTTTGGAACTGGTGGAGGTGTTGTGGTGCCAACTGAGTTAAAAACCTTTGCAATGCAATTTAAAGGCACAACTGGACGCAAAAGAAACTTTGATGCTGACCCTTTCTTTTATCCAGCAGTTTTTAAGCAAAGAAAAGAATTGCCGAAAAATATTGAGCGCACATTAAAAAAATTATTTGAGAAATGAGAAATATTAAAAAGTTTGTTCGCAAGGCTTACTGGTCTGCTTTAAACGGGACTATTACCTACAAAGGTGCGCCAGTGCTTTGCTACGACACCTTTGCTCCTGACGAGGCTAGTTTTCCTTATATTCTTATCACAAATCAGACTCAGGAGGATGACAAGGATAACCAAGAGTATAACTATATCACCACCATTACTTTGGACGTTGTAACGGCAGGAATTGCGCCTTACGGACGCCTCGACGCGGACTCAATTGCGGACTCTATTTTGCAAATTGTTTGCCTTTATCCTGAGAACTATTTAGCGTTAGAAGTTGGCAAAATTGTAACGGCTAAATTGGTCCAGCAGACTAGCCTTTCAAGCATTACCGACACAAATATTGTGCATCGGGAAATTATGACAATTGAAAACTGGATTGATGGCTAAGGTTAATGGCTCGGTTTTATTTGTTTCAGTTGGACTTGACAAAATAGCCAAGTCAACGGCTTACAATTTATCTGCTGAAATGAGCCAGCTGGACAAAATAAGCAACGAGTCAGGATATTTTGCAGACCACATTTCCAAGCTTGGCTCTTGGTCCTTATCCAGCGACTCACTTTACATTCAAGACGGATTTTCTTTTGGTAATTTATACACCGCTTACGTTAATCGCGAGCGCGTTTATTTATCGGTTGGCCAAGACGACAGTCTAACCTTTATCGGACTTGCAACAATTGAATCTTTGAGCCAATCGGGACCAATGGAAGAGGCTGCAACAATTTCAGCAACTTTTAAAGGTGTTGGCGGACTTTATCCGACAATTTTACCAGCCGAGCGCTTTATTGTTGACGAACTATTTGAGATTATAATTGACCAAGACGGAAACTATTTGGTCTATACTTAAATTTTATTGTATTGCATTTTTTGCAAGTCCTTTTATTTTTAAAAAAAATTAGAATTTAAAATCACAAAAATATGGCAACTGCTGGCAAATTTAATGGCACCCTTTTGAACGTTTACCTTAACAACGTAATGATTGGATGCGCTACCTCTTCTGAACTTTCTGTAAACGTTGACCTTGCAGACGCAACTTGCAAAGACGACGGCGGCTGGGCTGACCACATTGCAGGTCTTCGCGACTGGTCTGTTTCAACTGACGGATTGGTTGCATTTGACGACACAAACAACATTGGCGACATTTACACGCTTTTGAGCGGTCGCACAGTTGTTGCTCTAAAATTTACAACTAACGTAACTGGAGACCTAGTATTCTACGGAAATGCATCCGTTGCATCAATCAGCGTTTCAGCTGAAATGGAGGCTGCGGTAACTTACTCAGTAGAATTTACTGGAAAAGGTCCTTTACTAAAGGCGACCGTAGTACCAGCATCAACTTAAATAGTATTATATTTCGCCTATGAATCACACAGGCAGAACTATTATCACAATTAATGGCAGCACCTATTCCGTAAAATTCGGGATGGGTGCTTTGTTGCATTTTAGCGAAGGACTTGGCTACGACGTCCAAGAGACAATCGGCGAGTTGACCCAAGCTGGAGTTGGTCAAATTAAGGCAATCGCAAAGTTTATTTATGCGGCTTTGTATGTCGACGCGCTTTACCACGACAAAGAATTTACTTTAGAACTTGTTGACGTTATCGACTGGGTTGACACTAATCCAACCGACGAAATTGGTAAGGTGGTGGTCGTTATCATGCAGGGAATTAGTTCAATTACCAAGGTAGATTATCCAGCTGGAGACGCTGAGGAGTCAAAAAAAAAATAACATTTAGAGACGTTTGTCATTATGCCATCGGGGAGTTAGGTATTGCACCTGACTCCTTTTATTTTATGTCGTTTGCCGAGTACCAGTCGATTGCCTACGGCTACCAAATGCGGCAAAGCAAAGAGGAAAATTTATTTAGAACGCTTTGGGTTCAGCTTAACAATGTCAACGTTACCAAGAAATCTGACCTAATTAGAAAGCCTGACAAGTACTGGAGAATTCCTTTGCTGGACGCAAAACCAATTGTTATCCCGACACCTGAGGAGAAGGCCAAGGCTTACGAAATTGCAAAGCAATGGCAAAACCTTAAATTTGAAGAGGAAGCCAATTTTGATACAATAACCAAGACCATAAAATGAGCGCAAAATTAAATGTTGACATTGTCGCCCAGCTAAAGGAATTTAACAAGGCAATGTCCGACGTCAGGTCGGAGGTTGATAACTTAAATAAAAAAGTTGCACAAGGGAATAACCAAAGCGCAAAATCAACAAATTCTTTAACTAGCGCTTTCACCAATTTAGGTAAAACCTTAGGCGGTTTATTTGCCGCCGATATGCTTTTAAGTTTTGGAAAATCAGTTGTTGCAACTACTGCTGAGTTTCAAAAAATGGAGGCAGTTTTAACGACTACCTTAGGAAGCAAATCCGCTGCTCAGGTTGCAATGCAAGACATTGTTGAATTTGCTTCCAAAACTCCTTTTCAGGTTAATGAATTAACTGACGCTTTTGTAAAATTAGCCAACAGAGGTTTTAGACCTACATTGGCAGAAATGACTTCTTTGGGTGACCTTGCCTCCTCTACTGGTAAATCTTTTGACCAGTTAACAGAGGCAGCTTTGGACGCAATGACTGGCGAATTTGAACGACTTAAAGAGTTTGGAATTCGTGCCAGCAGTGAAGGAGACAGGGTAAAATTTACCTTTAAAGGAGTTACAACTGAAGTACAAAAAACAGACGCAGCAATACAAGACTATTTAATTAGCTTGGGACAAGCTGAAGGAGTTAGCGGCTCGATGGCTGCAATTTCTGAGACTGTTGGCGGGCAAATATCCAACCTAGAGGATAATTTTACACAATTACAATTGGCAATTGGCTCCTCCTCTAGCGGATTGATTTCTAGCGTACTTCAATTGTCAAACCTAATTCTTAGCGATTTAGTAACCTCTTTAAATGCAGTTAATACAGTTGCTCAAGCAGCTGGAGACAATGGATTACAGGCTTTTGGGAGGCAATTGCTTTCATTTATTGACCCAGCTTACGCAGCCACATTGGAAGGCGTTGCCATTGGTATAAATGCAGTAAAAAAAGCAGCAGTTGAATCTGAACAAGCTATTAAAAATGAGAATTTAGCTAAAGAGCAAGCCAAAAAGGTAAGCGCTGAGTTAGCTGAAAAGCATAAAAAAGAAATTGAGGATTTAAAGAAAAAGGCAGAGGCTGCAAAAAAGGCACATGAGGAACGAATAAAACAACTTAGAAAGGAGTCTGAGGAGTTTCAAAAGCACGTACGTGCAACTTATAAACTAGCAGTAAGAGACCCATTTGCCGAGCAAGGTCCTGACCTAAACAGGAATGCAGATGCTGAGCGTCAGCTATTAATGGAAAATGCTGGCAAAAGACTTTTGGTTCTTAATAAACAGATTAGCGCATCAATGCAAGGAATAATTATTCCTGAGGATGCAATTACTAGATTAAATGCAGCAGCTGAAGCGCAAAAGCAAATGGCAATAGAAACCGCTTTAGTTGCTCAATACATGGGAGCCGCTTTATTTGTTGGCGATATGTTTGGACAAGCAATTAGTCAACTGGGCGAAGGTGGTAAAGCTATATTCCAAGGAATAATGGACTCTTTAAAGGCTTTAATTATCAGATTTGTTGCAGCCATTGCAGCAGCTTTGACTTTAAACATTTTGACTGGTGGTTTAGTAATGAAAGCAGGTGCTGAGGCTGGCGGAAAATCAGGACTTGGCAAGCTATTAAAAGGTGGAAAATCTTTTGGCATTGGCGGACTTACTCCATTTGCTGCTGGAGGTATTGTCTCAGGTCCAACCGCGGCGCTAGTCGGCGAATATACTGGAGCAAAAACTAATCCTGAAGTAATTGCACCTTTAAGCAAATTGCAAAACATGATGGGCGGAAATGTTACCTTTACGATTAGCGGTGACAACCTAGTTGGCACATTAAACCGAGCAACCAAAACAAGACAACGCAAATTCTAACCAATGGCATACGGCTTAAAATACACGATTCCATTTAAGGACGTAGACAACAACACAAACCTTGTAAGCATTTACCAAGACGGATTTGTTGGCTCATCAACCGAGTTAATTGCTACGGACGTACCTGCGGTGCATAAATACGAGCGAGAGGACAACGAGGACATATTGTCGCCAATAATGTCAGCGACGTTAACAATTAGCTTTTACTCGACAGAAAACACCGACTTCACCAATTTTTTTAGCTATTCTGACCGAGAGTTTTATGTGGTCCACGAGTTTGATGGAGACGTAGTATTTAAAGGCTATTTGTTGAACGACATTGTAGGCGAGCCATTTCAGGACCCACCTTACCCAGTTGTATTAACTGCAACGGATGCGCTTGCTCAACTTAAAGAGGTTGCTTTGACTGGTCCAAGTGTTGATACCGATTTGGGAACTTTGGTATTCCAGCAGTTGAATAGCCTTGGTCTTGCAATGGATTTTGAACTATGCAACGACCTTTACGAGGGCCTAGTAATGGACAACACAAAGTCCATTTTTAGCCAAGACGAAAACGAGAATTTGATGGTGCAAGCTGGCACCTTTGATGCTTTAGGTTTAAACGCTTTTGAGTTTTTAGCTGAGGTTTGCAAAACATTTGGTTGGGTTTTATTTCAATCAAACGACAAGTGGATTATTCAGCGACCAATCGCTAGGAATATTTCCAGCACCGTTATTTACCTTTACGACTTCTTTACTGGCGAATTGACCTCGTCAACAAATAATCCAATGACATTGGAAAAGGTTGCTGACCAAACGAACGTTAATACTGACTGGGTGCCAGTACAACAAGACCAGCTTTTGCAGTATCAAAGGCCGATTAAAAAGCTTACAGTTACGCAAGGGGATTTGGGCCAGTCAATTATTGCAAATGGCGAAAACTTTAATGAGTCCAGCTGGTTTTTGGAAGGGCCTTATCGACCAGTAGATTGGACGGTAACGCCTGACCCCGATAGTACACCAATTCAGGTTTTCCCAAATAATATTCCTTCTCAAACAGGTTACGATGACGAGCAAGGAGTTTCTTGGGACATTCGTTTTATGCCAAATGGCGAAGAGACAGACCAGCCAATTACTTCAAAACCAGTTTTCTTGGACTTTGCTGGATTAAGCCTTGACTTGGAAATAGATATTAATTTTAAAGAACCATTAGACGGATTAGGTATTGCAATTAAGCACGTTGACTCTAGCGGAACTGCAAGGTATTTGCAAACGGCTATTGTTGGCAGTTTTAAATTGCTAGACTGGAGCGAAACATACAATACTTTTATTTTTTCTTCTACAAGAGAGGTGCAAACTAGAAAGTTTAAATTAGACTCTTTTGTGTTGCCTACGGCTGGATTTTTATCGCTTGAATTAAAATATGTTGGCGAGGATTATATTAGTGAAGGAACCACAGTTGTTACAAGCGCCAAGATTACTCCAATTTTTGAAGGTCAAAGAAACCCATCGCAGGTAAAAAAGATTTACGAGACCGCTAGAGCCTATACTAGCCTACGTGAGGACACTTTAAGATTTAGCGACCTTTGTATAACCGCGTCAAAAAACTGGCTAAAAATCGGCGAATTGCCTGCCATTGTGTTTGTTGAAAAGTCCTTGGCATCGACTCCAAATATTATTCAAGTTCCAAGCGGTGCGGTGACTCAGGTAAATAGACTTACAGATACTTTAGGCGCCAATACTTTAAGTTTCTCAGGTGGCACGGTGACTGGCACATACCAGCGCCAATTTGTGGCAGCAAGTACGTTTACAATTGATTCTGTTTTTATCCTTGTCAGCAGTTTGTCGGGCAATCCTCCACCTCCTAGCGCTGAGTTAAACGTAACGGTTACGACCATTTCAACAACGCAAAGAAATGTAACGGTGACCTTTGACGATTACGACTATACTGGTCAGGCAAACGTGCAAATGCAGGTGTTTTTAAAGGATTCAAACGGCAACAATTACCAAACCTCAACTTTCTTGTTGCAGGTTAACGCAAATGGAAGTATAACCTATACTCAAACAAATCTGTCTTTTGAAAACCAAGCACTTCTTGGCGGTTATTCGCCTACCTTGCGCGATTGCTACGCTAGAAACGTGCTAAGCGTTTACAATGCTTTGAGTTATCGCTTGGAGGGTTCCTTTAGACGCAAAGGCGATACCTTTGGATTTGCAGATTTGACGGCCGAACTAGATTACACTGGTTATTCTACGGTCAGATTGCAAGTAATTGGCTGGGAATACGACTTGGCAAGTCGAGTTGCAAGAATTATCTTTGGGCAAGTACCTACTGCATACGTTTATCCAATTTCATAATGGCAAATAGAAGGTTTATTGATTTCCCAATTGCGGCAAGTGTTGGAAATGATGACATTGTTTTAATTTGGCAAGACGGAGTAAACAAACAGACGACCAAGGCGACTCTTTTTGCAGGCTCGCCAAATAGTTTGGCTGGCTTGACAGACGTAGACATTTCAGCGCTTGCAAATGGTCAGATTTTGCAATACAATTCGACCACGAGCAAATGGGAAAACGTAGACCGTACAGATATTGATTTGGACCAATTAGGTGACGTGACAATTGTCTCGCCTACAAATGGCCAAGTTTTAGTTTATAATTCCAGCACTAGCAAATGGGAAAACTCCAGCGCTGGTTTTGTGCCTTATACTGGAGCAGTTACAACTGTTAACCTTGGCGCCCAATCAATTTTAGCTGGCTCTTTTGTAAAAGCTGGCGGAACGTCTACACAATTCTTAAAAGCTGACGGCTCGGTTGATTCAAATACTTATTTAACTACTGGAAGTGCTGCGGCAACTTACGTTCCTTACACAGGCGCAACCGCGGACGTTAATTTAGGCACGCACGATTTAACGGCAGAACGTGGCACGTTTGAAAACAACGGCTCAAGCGACACGCTAACTGTTAACCATACAAGCGGAAGCGGTTATGGTATTAAGGTAACCAAGGGAGGAAGCAATGAGGCTTTATATGTAAGCAAAACAAGTGGCAGCGGAAACGCAATGACTGTTATTGGCGGCCGTACTTCATTGGTCGACCTTGCATTGTCTACGGTTACAAATACGGCTGGCGATTTCTTAACGCTTAGCGGTGGCGTGGTGCATAAAAGAACGGCGGCAGAAGTTAGAACAGATATTGGAGCGGGAACTGTCACAAGCGTTGCAGCTTTGACTTTAGGCACAACCGGAACGGACTTATCAAGCACAGTTGCCAACGGAACAACAACGCCAGTTATTACGCTAAACGTGCCTACTGCATCGGCAACAAACCGAGGAGCATTAAGCAGTGCGGATTGGACTACATTTAACAATAAAGAAAACGCAATAACCGCTGGCACAACTGCTCAGTACTTTAGAGGGGATAAGACATTTCAGACGCTAAATACTAGCGTTGTTCCTGAGGGGACCAATTTATATTATACCGAGGCTAGGGTAAATGCCAACACAAACGTGGCTGCCAACACGGCGGCTCGTCACAATGCGGTGACTCTTGGAACTGCCAACGGACTAAGTTTGTCAACTCAGGTGCTTTCTCTTGGATTAGCAAGTGCAGGAGTAACAGGAGCATTGAGCGGAACGGATTGGAGTACATTTAACAACAAGCAGAACGCTTTGACGCTTACCACAACTGGAACAAGTGGAGCAGCTACTTTGGTTGGAAGTACGTTAAATATTCCGCAATATCAAGCGGCAGGAACTTACGTTACCTCTGTAACCGCATCAAGTCCTTTGGCATCCAGCGGTGGTACTACTCCAAATATTACTATTCAGCAGGCAAGTGGTTCTCAAAACGGATTTTTGTCAAGCACAGATTGGACAACCTTTAACAACAAGCAGAATGTTTTGACTAATCCTGTGACAGGGACTGGTTCCTCTGGTCAAGTAGCTTACTGGTCGTCAAGTTCTGCAATAACTGGAGAATCAAATCTATTTTGGGATGCTACTAACGATAGGCTAGGTATTGGAATTCCTGCACCTGTTTATCCGTTGCACGTTAAAAGAGCATCAAATATTAATATTGGAATTGGTCAGCAAAATAGTGGGATAAGTTTAGAGGCAGTTAATGATTTAGTTAACGCTAATATCCCAATGAGTTATTATGCAAGTGCTCATTATTTTTTTAATGGAAATATTGGCATTAATACAGCCTTTAGTGGAATTAATACACCATCACAATTAACAATAAAAGCTTCTATTGCAGATGGCAATCAAATATATCTTGTACAAAGTAATGACGATAGAGGATGGAGATTTAAAGCACAAACAGATGGACATTTTTATCTGCAATCTGCTTATACTTCATCTAATTCAAATGTATTAAAAGCATGTTATGATACGGGAAATGTTTTAATTGGTACAGTAAATGACGCTGGCTTTAAGCTAGATGTTAACGGAACGGGAAAGTTTAATCAGAATGTTACAATAGGAAATGCAGTAGCTGCAACTAATATAAAACTATTATTTAATGGAGTAGCTAATAAAGCGGCTGGAATTGAGTTTCAACAAAGTGGTACTCCACAATGGTATTTAGGTAACGGAATTGCTTCTGAGGATAACAACTTTGAATTGTACAATAGTAACGGTACTATGGCAATGAAGATTACTAAATCAACAAATGCAATAAATTTTATTGGCGCAGCTACCTTTTCGAGTAGTGTGACGGCTGGTGGATTTTTAACAAATGCAGCAAGTGGAACGGCTGGACAAGAAGCGATAAGAATTAATAACGATAACGGTTACATTGGTTTTTTTAATGGAGCAAACAATACTAGAAGCGGATACATTCAAGGAAATACAACAGACCTAACTATTGCAACTAGTCCATCAAATCCAATAATATTTGCTACTGCAAACGCAGAAAAAATGCGAATCCACCAAAACGGAAACATTGTTTTTAAAGGTCAATCAACTGCTACAAGTGGAGAATCATTATTCCAAAATAATGATAGTGCTTTAAGTTTTTATTCAACACAAACCTCAGTTTTAGCTTCTAAAGAAATAAGGTTTTTTACAAAAGTTGTATCTGGAGAACAAAGAATGACCATTTTAGCAAATGGAAACATATTAATTGGAACGACAACGGACAATGGGCCAAGATTACAAGTTTCGCCAAGCGCATCTAGTTGGATAAGTGGAACATTTGCAGGAACAGGAGGAACTAATAAAGTTGTAATTGGTAATTATGAAGCAGTTGCTTCTATTGGAGCACATAGTAATGCTTTAGACGCATGGGCAAATTTGGCAATTAATTTTGGAGGTGGTAATGTTATGGTTGGAACAAATACGGATTCAGGAGACAAACTTAGAGTTGCAGGCACTACTTTTTCAAATACTCTTATGACTTGGAATCCTGCAAATGATAATAGGTCTGGAGTTGCTTGGCGACTAGGTGCTGCAAGTATTGGAACAGATATACTAAACAGACGTTTGCGAGTAAATGTAGGCGGAGTTGAATATTACATTGGAGCAGTAGAAGTATAAAAATTAAAACAAAAAAAATTATGAGAAAAATCGAACCAGTACAAATTTGGAAAAATGGAGAGCAGCTAGAGGCTAGTCTGCTGCAAGCAACAATTATAAATGATAATCTTGAGAGTGCTTGTACTTTCTACTATCAACTTTTGACAGGTGGAGACGGAACAGAAGCAATGCCAATAACTTACGGTCAGTCGGTTGCCGAGGGTAATATTTCTTTAAGCGGAGAAGATTATTTGGCATGGAACGGCTCCAATGATTATGCGTATTCCTATATTGCCGAAAAATTAAACCTTACACTTATATGAATGTAAATTTAGCAATCGCCCTGACTGACATTGAGGGCAACAAAATTCAAAACGAGAAAGGCGAAGAAATGCTTTTGTCTAAAATGGTAGGCAACGCTTTATTTTCAGCCGAGGAAAAGGAAGACCCGATTCGACTTTACGAGCTGGCCAAGAAAATTTACTACTCTGAAGGCGAAATTGAACTAGGCAAAAGCGATGCTGACCTAATCAAGGAGAAGGTCAAGGCCAAAGGCTTTACTGTGCTGGTTTTAGGGCCTCTCTACGAGGCTTTAAAGGAAAAGTAATGGTAAACCACCACCGAGCATTTAAAGCGCTAGAAATAGCGCTTTTTTATTTGCTTTAAAATGCCTTATTTTTGATAAACGAATAGCGATTGATAACATGAATATCTTGCAAAAAGACGAAATAGGAGTACCATCCACACTTGTGGCATTTGTGGCAAATGTTTTTCAAGCAATTGGGATAGATTTCCTAAATGTGGTTCTCACTATGATTATCTCTTTGCTTTCGATTGTCTATTTGATTTTTAAGATTAAGAACGAGAAAGCAGTTTTTGACAAAAAAGAAAATGAAAAAAGGGACTAGCGTAATAAAGGCAACGCCATTTGGAAAGCGTAGAAATGGCAAAGCCAAGAAAGCATATTCTAAAAGCATTAATAAGCCTAAAAAATACAGAGGTCAAGGGAGATGAAACAGTTTTTTACATGGTTAAAAGGATTCTTGTCTGAGAATGGTGAAGCTTCTAGCAAGCGATTTGTGGGAGTATTTAGTGCCATAGCCTTGTGCTGGACATTGTACGCAAATCACGATGCGGTAAATGAGCCATCTGAGGCTTTGGTTTATTCCGTAGCTGCCTTATCTGCTGCTGCATTAGGAATTACTGCTGCGGAAAAGATATTTAAGAAAGAATGAAAAACCTATCTAAGGAAGAACTATTAAGCCGTATGGAGGCAATTAATCGCAGCAATGCGATTATTTACTTTGACCTTAATGGTTTTATTCTTGGAGTAAATGTAATTTTTTTAAAAGCCATGGGATTGGGTGAGGATGAGCATAATAAGCTAATCGGAAAACACCATTCTATTTTTGTCAGCTACGAATATTCAAAGTCTGAGGATTACACTAAATTTTGGGAAACGCTTCGAGAAGGAAAGTTCTTTGAAGGAGAATTTGAAAGGCGAAAAATAGACGGGAGTCCAATCTACTTGCAAGCAACTTATAATCCTATCTTTAATGAGGTTGGTGAAATAACCAAGATAATGAAAATCGCAACCGACATTACTGAAACGATTTTAAGCAAAAATAAAATTGAGGAGTTGTCTGGTAAAGTCAAGGCAGAACTAGAAAAATCAAACAAACTAAGAGCAGCAATTGAAATTGAAAAGGATGCTGCCCTAAATGACTTGGATGCAACAATAAAAAAAAGCCAAAACGAGTTAATCAAGGTAATTGTAAAGTCTGCCTTGTTTGTAATTATGTCCGTTGGTTTTATTACAACAATAATGTATTCCTTTGCAATTTTATCAAATAAGGACACCCAAATAATTGGCTCTACTTGGTCCAATATGTTTTCCGTACTTTTGACCAATGCTTTTTCAATTGTCGGAACAATCATGGGAATTAAATACGCAACTTCAGAAGACAAAAAAAATAAAGAATGAAAATTAGCACGCACCTAAACTTGGCAGAAGTTACACGTAGCGATTCTGCAAAGCGTCACGGCATTGACAACACGCCAACTGCTGAGCATTTGGAAAATTTCAAGCTACTTGCTGAGAAAGTATTTGAGCCAATCCGTTTGCATTTTAAAGAGCCTATTTTTATTTCCAGCGGTTACCGCTCCAAGGCTTTAAATGATTTTATTGGAGGTAGCGCGTCGTCTCAGCATTGCAAAGGTCAAGCCATTGACATAGACATGGACGGAAGCAAAGGCGGAGTCACCAACAAAATGGTTTTTGACTTTATCAAAAGCAGACTAGATTTTGACCAGCTTATTTGGGAATTTGGAACGGATGCTAATCCTGACTGGGTCCATGTAAGCTATGTAAAAACAGGCAACAGAAAGCAAAAGCTAAAAGCCGTAAGGGTTGGCGGCAAAACAGTGTACCAAACTATTCCTTAATGGAAATCAAAAAAATCTCAAGGAATTTGCACCAAATTAACCTTGACCAAAAAGAGTCAAAAATTGCTTTGTTGTCTGACATTCACTGGGACAATCCTAAATGCGACCGAGAAAAACTAAAGCGGCATTTGGACTACTGCAAAGAGCAAAAGATTCCAATTTTTATAAACGGCGATTTCTTTTGTTTAATGCAGGGTAAATACGACCCAAGACGAAGCAAAAAGGACGTGCTTCCTGAGCATAACAAGGCAAATTATATTGATGCAGTAATTGAGGATGCAGTTGATTGGTGGAGTCCTTACGCTCACTTATTAACTGTTATCGGTTACGGAAACCACGAGACTGCAATTATCAAGAATTTGGAGACCGACCCATTGCAAAGGTTTGTTGACTTACTAAATTATAACAACAAAAGCATCGTTTATACTGGAGGCTATGGTGGCTGGCTGGTTATTAAAAAGCAATTGGAAGGCAATACTTTCATGACAAAAAATTTGAAGTACCACCATGGTCTAGGATTAGGCGGAATTGTTACACGCGGCGCCATAAACCTTACGAGAGCCTTAGAAATATACGAGAATATGGACATTTTTGTTATGGGCCACATACACGAAAACTCCAGCAGAAACGACGTCAGGGACACTGTGCAATATAACACAGGCAAGCATTGCCATGAGTTAGTGCAAAAGCAAATTCATTTGGCAATTTGTGGAGTTTATAAGGAGGAATACGAGGACGGATTTGGCGGCTGGCACGTTGAACGTGGCGCTCCTGTTAAACCTACTGGAGGAAGAATTTTAAACTTTAACGGCAGAAGGGTAAGAAATAAGGAAAATGATTATTTTGAGTTACTTGTCGACAGTTGTAAATTTCCCTTATGAAAGCCAAGCTAATATTTGAACTACCTGAGGACCACCATGCTTGGTACATGGCAGTAAATGCCAGCGGTATGCATTGCGTTTTAAATGAGTTTGACCAATGGTTACGCTCAAAGATTAAATACGAGGACCTAAACGACGACCAACACCAAGTTTTCCAAGCGTGTCGGGACCAGTTGCGGACTTTGCTTTACGAGGAAAATATAGACTTAGACAAATGATTGACCAAAGAATTCAAATTGCAATTTTAGCCTTTCTTGGCGGAGTTATTTTAGCTTTTGTTGTATATCCTAGACCTGAGGTAGAGACAGTTTACAAGTTTGAAACCGTGACAAAAACGGACACTTTGTTTGTGGACAAAGTGGAGACAGTTTACATTCCTAGAACTAGCATAAAAACCGAAGTTTTAAGGGACACAATACTAATTGATTTTAAGCCTAAAATTAGCCAGTTTACGGCGTCCTTTCCTTTTGAGCATGGAAGTACAAGCGTGAGCGGTGAAGTCCTTGGAGAGGTGCTAAAAATGAGCGCTACGAATGATTTTAAAATACCAGTAGTGACCAACACAATTACCAACACCGAAACCAAGACTATTATTCAGAAACCAAAAGGAATTTACTTGGGTGCTGGCGTCAATTCTTTGCTCCAGCCGAGCGCCTCGGTTGCCTACTTGGACAACAAGTATTTATTTAGCTATCAATACCAGCCTTTGCAGAAAGTCCACCAAATCGGCGTGTCTAAAAAGTTGTTTTAAAGGTTAACAAAAGTTTTTAATTTGTAAACTTTGAGGTTACTATTCGGCAAAATTCCGAATTACTGCTCACCATTTACAATATCTTTAAGCTGGTTATAAATAGCCTCGGAAAGGTCTCCCCAATACATTTCACATTTTCCGTCCTTAATTGGTGGCTCAATAAAATACGATTGCCAATATTCACATGGTTTAGCAGTATAGCGGTAACAAGTCTCTTTAAATGGGCAATTGGTACCAGCGCACATGGTAATATCAGGACTCATTTCCAATAAGCTTTAGCAATATTAAATAACCAATCAAATCATTTACAACGTCCTCGTCGTCGCGTTCTAAGCTGCCATTTTTAATCCTCTTTAGCTTGTCGTCAATTCTGACAAGTAGTCCTTCCTTAGCGGACAACTGACTAAATACGCCAAGGGGTTCCAGCGCCGAGTTGCCATACTTTTGATTTTTAGCAATTAGCAGGTCTCTAATTTCCTCCAGTGCAACTGTAACCTGTACGGCAAAAAAATTCTTATCCATGGATTTTTACAAATTCAAGCCACCATTTAATAAGGCAAATTGTCACCATACAAAACCCAAGCATCGCTGGAATCTTTTTCAAGTTTCGCTTGGTGGTAAAACGTCTTAAAGTCCAAGTACTTTTCTCCTTTAACATATTGGCTCGTTTTAAATTTAGATTTGCCTTTTTTGACCAGCAGGCCATCGCCAAACAAAATATAAAATTCGTTCTCAGCGACTGGCTCGTTAAAATCAAGGTATTGGTGCCACCAGTCTACTGGCTTGCGGTTCTCGTCCAGCACCTTGCTTGCGCTCAGGTAGCCAAACGGATTAATTATTTGTGCCTCTTCCATACGCAAGTTAAAAGCAGAAAAAATGAAACGGTAAAAAATTAGGCTTTTTTGTTGGAAAAAAAGTTAGAAATATTTTGGAATCTAATTTATTTATTTAATTTTGGGTATTGATTTCATCAAACCCTAAGAAAAAAACATGTACAGGTTATTTGTTTCTAAAACAGAAAATGAGGAGCGGCTAGTTCAAATTATCAAAACTAGCAAAGACCTCAAGCAAAGAAAAAAAGCTTTATTGGAATTAAGATTTTTGTGCGGAATTCCTAAAGATGACTGTGACAAAATGGTTGGCTTATTAAGCATAAAAACAACTGAGGTATATCAAAAAATCAAAAATAAGAATTGGTATTGCCAGCAATTTAGCCACGCAAGCATTTATTATGAGGACACAATGATTAAAAGATAATTTAACCCTAAAAAAGTATTTATGAAAAATTTATCTGAAAATATTAATGGCATTTTAGAAGGCGATTTGCTAGCTTTTAGTAATTCTGATTCTTTTAAAGGTGCTGGCTATTTGGTGGAATTTGTAACTCCAAAAGCCATTTTGGTAGACGGTAATTGGATTCCAAAAAGCCAAATAATTGATGTTGAACTTGGAGTAAAATTCAATGGCGGAATTGAATGCAAGGATATTTGCCTCAATTCTTGGTTTGACGACCAATTATGTAAGGATATGCATAAAAAAGCAAAATGGGCATATTAAACTAAAAACACTTATGGGAAAACTATTTAAAGATTCAGAAATACACCTCGACCAAGAGGTGCTATTTGATTACGAAGGCGAAGAGTATTGCTGGACTGGCCATTACGAGGTCAAGCAATGCGGAGAGGAGTCAGACTGGGATTATTGCGGCGACTCTGAATTTGAGGTCGAAATTGAGACAACTAAAAGCGTCACCAAGTTTAACGAACAAACAAACGGCTGGGATGAGGTCACACCTACCAACTCCTTGATTTACGAAGTAATATTAAACATTGAACGAAATATTTAAACAACAAACACCTATGAAAGAACTCATTGCAATCCAATCGGAGTTGAAGGCTCCAAAAAACCAGTACAATGCCTTTGGAAAATATAAGTATCGCAGCTGCGAGGACATTCTTGAGGCTCTTAAACCATTGCTTTTAAAATACGAATGCACCTTAACAATTGAGGACGAGGTAAAAGAAGTCGGTGGCATTGTATTTATTGAGTCTACTGCTGCAATACAAAAAGACATGGAAGGCAGAGCGGTTACTGCTCAGGCTGGCATTGACATAAACCGCAAGGGCATGGATGTTGCGCAAAGTTTCGGAGCGTCGAGCAGTTACTCTCGAAAATATGCGCTTAACGGTCTTTTTCTTATCGATGACACCAAGGACCCTGACGCAACAAACGACCACGCGCCAAAGCCTCCAGTGCCTACAAAGGTTAAGCCAACCGAGGAGCAGTTTGCATACATTGTGCGCTATTTAAACGGAACGGATGCCCAGCAAAAGCAAGCTAAGGAGGCGATAACTAAATACGAATTTACACAAGACCAAAAAGATACTTTAGACGGACTACTATGAACTTATACGAAATTACAAGAGAGGCACTAGAACTTGCCTCTCTACTGGAAACCGAAGAGTTGACTCCTGAACTGGAGCAAATGCTGGTAATAAACCAAGAGCAACTCCAAGCCAAGGCTGGCAATTACGCCAAGGTAATCGCAAACATTCAAAGCGATGCGGATGCAATCGACCAAGAAATTAAGCGACTGAAGGCAATGAAGGAAAGCAAGGACCGAGCCATTACAAGGCTAAAGGACGCGCTTAGAGAGGCAATGCTAGTAAGTGCCATCGACAAAATAGAAAGTCCTTTATTCAAGCTTAGTTTGCGCCGTAGCGAAGCGGTGGAAGTCGACGTGCTGGAGGCTTTGCCAAGTGAGTTTTTAAACATTAAAAACGTGGTAACCGCTGACAAAGTAGCAATCAAGGACGCCATCAAACGTGGCGAGAATATTACTGGAGCAAGAATAATTGAAAACTTTAACCTGCAAATAAAATGAAACAGACAGCAGTAGACTACCTATTTGAAAAGCTTTGGGGTATTCACAAAGACAAATTTACTTGGCAAATGATTTTAAAAGAAGCAAAGCAAAAGGAAAAGCGACAAATAAAAGATGCTTACCGATGTGGAGCGTGTGACTTAGATATTCAGTATTCAGATGTTGGAGAAATCAATTCAGAACAATTTTACAACGAAACATATAAATAAAATGAACAAATACACCTATTTAGGCAAGACAATACAACGCCCAGCAGACCTAGCGCCGAGAGGCGTTAAGTCTACTTACCAAACTGAAAAGCTACCTTTTAACGAAACTTTTGAGCGCCTGTGGAAACTAAAGAAATAATGGACGAAGTAAAGCGCTTGTATATTGAAGGATTGACGCGCAAAAAAATAGCGGCTAAACTTGGTTTGGATTCAGAGCAGGTAGGTTACATTCTTTACACCAAGTTAAAGCTGCATGAAATTTACCCTCGTAAATTGATGGACGAGAATATTTTTAAAATACTAACCGACCAGCAGATAACTAGGATTTTAACTTTGGCAACTTATGGCTACTGCTGCCGAGAAATAGCAGAGGACCAAAACCTAGAATTCCGCAAGGTCAAGAAGCTGCTGGACGTGGCAGAATCCAAAAACATGATTGAGAAAAAAATATAAATTCTTTTTTATTGCTTAGATTCTTTTAATATTTGTTAAACATTTAAACCAATACACCATGAAAATCATCGGAAAAATCCTGTACGCAATCCTAGCATTTGCACCAATCTTTGCCTTGTTTTATATGCTTGGCCTTAAATTATCCTAAACACCTAAAAACAAACACCTATGGAAACGATTAAAATTAAAACCACACACTTTGTAGAGACCACGTTTAACGTGCCAAAGTATTTTCGAATTGCGCACCATTACCAAATGATTTTGGACGAGAACAATTACCTATTTGTCAAGTCTAATATGGAAAGTACTTTGCTGGTATATCCTGAAATTTCAATTGGACAAATTGTTTGGTCAGCTGCACGCTGGCACGAGGCTCAGATTAAACAAGAATTAATTCCAGTAACTGAGCAAGAATTTAAGGACGAATACACCAAGGCCAATGTTTTACTATTAAACTACTTGAATTAATGGAAAGCACCGACTCACAAAACGCACTAATCAAGGGATGGCTATTAAACGGCTATTCCTTGACTCAGCTGGAGGCACTTACGCAGTTTGGATGCTTTAGACTAGCCGCTAGGATTGCAGACCTTAGAGACAAAGGTTTAAACGTGGTAACCGATATGGTTACGCTGGAAAACGGAAAAAGAGTTGCACGATATACGGTAAAAAGATGACACGCGAGGAAATTATAACCGAACTTAACCACCGCGCAACGCAAAAGTATTTAGTATACTTGGCACTTCAGGAAATAATGCTGGATTACTACGAGGACGTGACTATGCTTAAAGCATTTGACGTAAACCTAAGGACTAAGCATAAAAACATGATTAACGCGCTTAAAAGAAAGTCTACTGAGGCGTTTAGATTTCTTGAAAATTACGACGGCGGTGAGGTAACAATTAGACAGTTTCACGAGTTTGTTACTTTGTTTGAACGCCTCCACAATTCGATTGACCAAGGTGGCAATCTATTCCACGACTGCTTGTCAGCAATTGAACAAATTTTAAACGACTATGAGGGGACGAAATCTAACTGAATATCAAAAAGAATTAATCTTTGAAGCTTGGCAAGACCGAAAGCCAATTAAGGTAATTGCTATGGAAATGGGCCTGTCTTATGGTTGCATTTATTTTCAACTAAAGAAGCGTTGCCTCGTTGGATAAATCGAAAAGATTTATATTTGTGTATCGAATCATTCCTGAGGTGAGAGGCAAGAATGATTCCATAGGTTAAATTAACCTGCCCCGACAGACTCTCACCTGTTGGGGTTTTTTATTTTATGGAAGGGAAAAAATCATTTGTACTTTATACGGACCAAAGAGAAGTCTTTGAAGAGCTTGACGACGAGCAAGCTGGAAAGTTAATTAAGCATATTTTTAGCTACGTTAACGACGAAAATCCTGAGGCCGAGGACAAGTTTGTGCGTCTTGCCTTCCTGCCAATTAAGACCCAGCTTAAAAGGGACCTAAAGATTTGGGATGAAAAAAAGCATTTAAGAGTTGAAGCTGGTAAAAAAGGAGGTCTAGCAAAAGCTAGCAATGCTAGAATTGACCTAGCAAATCCTAGCAATGCTACAAATTCTCTAGCAAACGTAGCTGTTAATGTAAATGGTAATGTTAATGTAAATGATAATGTTAATGTAAATGGTAATGTAAATAAACAAATAAGCGCTGGCGCACTTTTTTCTTTGGAGGAGGTCTTTATTGATTTTAAAAAAGAAAAGCCTTTAAAGAGACCGTATATTGAGCGAATGGCCCACGTGCATTCGATAGATAATTTAACAGTTGAAAAGCTATTTGAAAAATGGGCAGTTTTAAAAGAAGGTGAAAGCATGACCATAGCCAAGGCGGAAAATAGTTTTAATCTTTACCTTGCCAACAATTTAAAAACCAGCTACAAGCCACCTGAAAAGTCAAAAACTTACAACGTATTTGACGAACTTTATGAGGATTTACAAAAACAAAAACACCAAAATAATGAATGAAATAATTTTAACGCACCTTCGCAAAATGGAATTTGTTTGCGGACTGAAGCAATTTAAAGAATATAAAAAAGAAGAGGCCAGCGAATTACTTGCCTGCCTTAGCAAGTTATTTGGCAGTTACGGCTGGATGACAGAGGCAAGAGTTGACTACATTCTTTACGCTGGTATGCGAGGACAGTACGGCGATTTTTACCACGTAAACGAGAAAACAGTAAGCGTTTGGATTAATCAATATTATGCGCACCACCAAAGCCAAATTGTGCAGGAGGTCCAAGCTTTAAACAACAAAGAAAAGGAGCCAAGCAACGAAGAAATTGCCTACTGGATTGAAGTTGGTAAGCAGACTTTTCGAGACAATTACAAAGAGGCAAAAGAAACTGGACATTGCAAGCACCTAGCTGACTGGGGAGTTTATTGGTTTAATAAATTTCAAGAAAAAGGAATTTTAAAACCTTGGGAGTTTAACGTGGAGGAAATGGAAAACGACGTGCGGAAAGAGTTACGCTTGACGGTTCGATATGTGGACGAGACCAGCGTTGGCGCCAAGACTAAAAACAAGATTTGGAAATTGTTTATTTTGGACGCGATTAGACAAAACAAAGAATTAGATAAATTAATTTAAACAAAAAAAACCATGAGCAAGATTTACGGCGGAAACGCAAAGATTATCGAAACCAAGTTTGGCCAAATGACTAAGATAAGCCAAAGCAGAAGCGACCTTGAGAAGTTG